CCGGTGGCACGGCTCGCGTTGAAGAGCGTCTGCGCGGCACCCGCGGCCTGTGATACAGGTACCTGAAATGCCTGCATGACACCGGCGAGCGTCTGCGTCGACGTGGTTAAATCGTTCCCACTCGCCGCTGCTAGGTCCATTGCGTTATTCATGAACGTCGTCGATTGAGCGGTCGTTAGCGCTTGACCCTGAATTGATTTGAGTTCGCCCGCTACCTGGGAGAACGCCTGGGCCTGCTTGATACCCGAGTACTCCGCTTTACCAGCCGTGTTCAAAAACGCGTTACCGACGTTGGTCGCGGCTTTCACAGTGATGTTTTCACTGGTGGCAATCGAGGCGTTCGCCGTCTGCATGTCGATGGCGAGTTTGACCGACGCAGCACCGATTGCCGCTATTCCCAATGCCGCGACCTTGGGTCCGCTCAACAACGAAGCCGGGACACCGAGACTTGAGAGGGAACCAGAGGCTTTCTGCCCGATGTCATTCCAGAGGCCCTTGATCTTGCCCGTCTCTGTTTCAGCGGACTTGACCGCATCTTTTCCGATGTCTTTCGCGCCTTTACCGAACCCACTTGAGAGCGCAGCGCCAGCGTCCGCACCGGCCGTATCGGCCTTGGACGCTAACGCGCCACCAGCGCTGAGGTCGGTTTCGGCAATGTCAGCTTTGACCGCTGAGGTATTCGCTCGTACGACAATCTGGGCTTCGCCGACAGTGGTGATCATTATTTCTTACGCCACTTACTCTGTATCTCTTCGTCACGGCCCTGTGCGAGGATGGCGGCTTCTTTGGCCTTGCGGTCTTGCTCTTTCGTGATGGCCCCGGGAACAATGTCGTCGTCGTTGCTCACGATGAAGGGCGCGTTCAACTGGCCGTTGAGATCACCGCGTACCTCTGAGCGCGTGTTGAATCCACCGCTCAACTCATCCAAGAGAAAGACGTACACGAGATCGAGCCACTCCTTTAGTTCGAGTCCGTTGGGGTCGACTTGGGCGAGCGTGCAGCGGGCCGAGAGGTCGGCTTCGTAGAAGACGGACCAGTGCGCGAGCCGGACCGCCGCTTGGTAAAACGGCCCGCGTAGAACTCTCCGAGTCTCGCGTAGACATCAATGACTGTTACTTGGTCGATGATGACGTCAGTGTCGTGGACTAACTTGTCCCACTTCTCGCGGTCGTCGTCTAAGACACAGCCGTCGACGTACTTCAGGGCCTCGTTGTAGTCGATGTTCCCGTTGATATCAGTGACCTTGATCATGTCCAAGGCAACGCCTGCGGGCAACTTGCCCGCGAAGCGGATTATCGTTTCGACTTCAAGACCCTTCTTCGAGTAGCCGACGATCGGCACGGAGGCCGGTTCAGCCTTTCGCAACTTAACGTCGGTCACCTTCCCTACTGGTTCGAGTGTTGGCATTCGATTCCTTTCATAGCGTGGGTTTGAAATACAGATTAGGACGGGAACGGCTGATAGAAGAGGTACATCTGATCCGTGAGAAATCTCCGCGCCGGCGTGCCGGGGTGGTGAGAGACCTTCGCAAAGATTGCTGCCCCGTCGGCGCCGTACCATCGAAGCGCTTTTGCCTTAACCGGGTAGATGTCGTGAGGCTTCGTACCCTCATGGACGTACAAGGCGTAGGGCTGCAGGGCTGCAATGACTACAGTGAAACCTTCTGGCGAGTCGTAGAAACGCTTCACGATGGACTGAGAGAGTCTGCCTGTTCTCTTAGGACACGCGACGATGGCTGCGTTCTGGACGACTTGGGATTTGCCGATCATGTAACGACCAACAATCCCGTCAGGACCGTGGAGCATGTTCTCGACGACCGCTCCGTCGATTATCAACTTGTACGCCATCTACGGCTCATCAATTGAGACGTCGAGTTGCAGCCTCATCGCCGCCATGCCGCCCTGCGGACCCAAGGGTAGGACCTGACCAATGACAAAACCTGCGGACTGACTCTTAACGGCCAAGTCCTGTTTCTTGATTTTCGCCGCGCACGAGAGTAACGCCCCGGCGTCTCGGACGGCTTGGGTTCCGTTGGCGTTCAGGATGTTGTCGGGCGCAGGGTTAACACCCCCGTCATTCCAGTAGCCGTAGGTCGCGACGGTTCTAAGGATCATGACGAAGAAACTTACTGAGAAAACGAGACCTTGGGCACTTTGGATGTTCTGGCCCTGTGGAGCGCCAGGTTGTCCAGTGTTGCCCGCTCCGACGTAGAGATAGAGCCCGGGCTTGTCCCAAGGCACCTCACCCGCTGCCACGTAACGATTGCCCTCGAGCGTGAAGCCCGGGATCAGCGCGAGTTGCTCCGCGAAGGAATCCAGCAGGTCATTGGCCGACGAACCCAGGTCGCTTAACTTCATGTCTACTCAGTGACGGCGGATGGCTCAGTCTCGTCCGATTCAGGGGGTAGCGAGGACTTTCTGGCCTTCGTCGGAACGTCGTCGCCCACAAGATCAAAGTCGCCAGAATCGCCTTCTGGGGCCTCCTCAACGGCATCCATGAAATGACCCCCAGAACGCAGGTTTTCGAGGTACTCACGGATGCCCGAGGTTGACTGGCTCTTGAAGTGCTCGATCATGCCCTGTTGGACGCCCAAGTCACTTCGTTCGAACTCACGCTTGAGTTGGTCCTTCTCCGCCTTGGTCGCTCCGGCTGTCGTGAAGCGTTTCACGGGAAACAATTCAGCCATTGGTGACTCCCCTCAAGAACGCTGGTGCCGTGCTTACCACCGGCGCTTTGTTCGCAGTATCGGCCACCACCTTCGGCGCTTCGGTTTTGACTTCTTCGGGGGCTGCAAAGGGATCTGTGTCACTCATCGGTTTCCTTCTCATACTCGTACGTTCCGGGACCGTCCGCGACCTCAATAACGTCGACTTCGTCGTTACCAACGCGCGCGTACTGGTCATCGGCATTGCCAGGCGCACCCGAAACCTGAACCTTCTCGCCGTCGACTTCCTTCTCGACGATTACAGGGTCACGCGGCTCTTGCTGCTTGATTTCCTTCGGGTCGACACCATCGAACTCTGTGACGCTCTCAGATGCGGGAACGACTTCGGGTGTATCGCTCATGATTCTCCTTTATCGGTTAAAAACATTGGGGCCAACGGTGGCACGATTAAACGAATTACATTCCAAATTCCGAATTGAGTCGGTAAGAATCTTGGGCCCGTGAACAGTGAGGCGTTGCAAACGGTGAAGAACGACGGTCGTTGCGGCCCACGGACGACTTCGAACCTTCATTGCCCAGTGGTCAAACTTCAGTCGCCTAACGCTGTATCGGTTCATGATTCTCCTTTATGTCGGTGATGGGAATTGCTGACGCTGATTTCTAGCGGTATCTGGTGAAAAGACTAGAGGTTTCTTCATCAGACCATTGGGATTCACGCTACGAAGCCACATATCGACCGTTCGAAGACCCGTAGGGCCACCCTTGGACATGACGTCGACGACTGAAGCGATCTGGGCGGTTACTCCCTGGCGGGTGATCGTCGTCACTCGGTCGGGGTAGGCGTTCATGTCGCCCAAGAACGGGATCGCGAGGTTCTCGGCGAGAGACTTACAGGCCATCCGTCCGCCCGAGCCGCAGTCCTGACCGAACATGTACGTGACCGAGAACGTACCCTCTTGGGTGTCAGGGAAGTATTGAGTCTGGGACACGGGCCATCCCCATCTGGCTGTGGCCTTGGCGCCTTGGTAGGGCAGCATCCGAATCAGCCACTTGTTCTCGCGCAGTTCGTATTCATCCGCAGGAATGACAGTCCCGTCGATCTTGACTTCGACTATCTCCGTGACGGGGTAGTCGTAGAGTTCGATGTAGGGCGCGGTGTCCTCGGCGTAGAGCGACATGACCGGAGGCTCGCCGAGGTTATTGACCAACGAAGCTCCCCAGCCATAGCCCCACGACCCCCAACCCGCCGAAGTCCAGGCTCGCACATCGGCATTGACCGGCCTCGAAACGGGACGAATCGTTACAGGCCCACAGTTGCCCGTGAACCTGTGGGCCGTTCGCTCGTAGAGGATTTCGGTTGCTGACTGCGCGGCCTCGGCGCAGATCACCGCGACGATCTCGTCGCTGATTGGTGAGAGCGGGGGTATCGCCTGCGTGAGTGTCGCGTTAATCGACGCAACCGCGCTTTGAATCGCCAACGAGGATAGGACGTCGTCACCGGTGATCCACGGACTGCAACTCGATGATCTGGGCAATTTTCGCCCTCTGCTTAACCGGCAGCTTGCGCCACGTAGGACGGAACAGGCACGACGTCTGCGCCGCACGCGGTCCACTGAAGGATCTCGCTCGAGTCGAACGGGAACTGACCCGAAGGTCCACCGCCCCAGTTCGGGTTCGGGAAGGCCACGCCGTTGTAGAGCGCCTGCAACTCAGAGTTGCTAACGTCCCTCACTCCAACCACGAAGTACGTGCACAGCGGCAGCGCGAACCAGGTGTACGGAGTAACGGGGTCTTGGTGACCTTCGGTGAATCGCTCCATGAAGAACTCGAGTGAAACACCGTTCGGGTTACCCACAATGCCAGGGGTCGGGGTTTGCTGACCGACTCCGATTCCAGGCCCGGCCGAGAGGTCGGTCTCGTTCGGTACGCCGGCGGGCTTGACCGAACCAGTGTCGACGAAGACGGGAATCAGTGCAGCG